GCTGGAGAAATGGCCACAGGTTGGTTGAAGTATAACACCCATTGGTTTTACTTCAACCCTAAGGGCTATATGCTTACTGGTAAGCAGGTCATTGACGGTAAGACATATGAATTTGACAGTAATGGTTATTGGATAAAGTAGGTATTAAAATAGGGGGCTTATTTGCCCCCTTGTTTTTATTACGCTTCTTCTATATTAACATCTAAGGCCTCTACCGCCTTAAGGTAATCGGCCCACATCATATCTGGGTCGTCGTACTTGTGATAATCCAAATTTAAATCTTCTAAGTGGTCTATATACTCGTATGCCTCTACGTCAGACCAGCTGTCACAACTTTCAACAAAACGTATAAACTCTTCGTGGTATTGTCTAACCCCGTCAGCATTTACTCTAGCTCGTTTTAAATCATATTGATATTCTTCTAATCTCTTCCACTCTCCTACTGTGTAGCCATCTTCGTCTACATCAGCCTCATAAAAGTTATAAGTGCAAAAATTTACGTTCTTATTTTTTCTATAACCATCAATACTCCTATTAACAGCTGTCAAAATGTCTACTTCTTCCGGTAGCTGGTCCCACTTTTCAATACAGTGGTCATGACCAAATTCAATTAAATCATTATTGTGGTCTAATATGATTTCTTCTAGCAAATACTTTTTCATTTTCTAAGCTCCTTTACTTATTATTTATGAGGCACCTTACCTCTTTCTTTAACTATATTATATAATAACGTCACGATAACGTCAAGCATTTTTAAAATATTTTTTATATTTTTCCATAAAAAAAGAGGTGGTAAACTCCACCTCTTGTAACACCCTTTGTTGTTACATTCTATTCATTTTTCATTCGATATCATTTATAAACTTTTACTTTTTTACCACAAAAATTTTCTGATAGATAGGATCCTCAATTTCAGCATCCTCTCCCTTGTGTTGCCACATATCGACTGAGGCACTGTCGAAGTCACTATGCAGCCACTCTCTTATATAGTCAATATCTATGCTTTGGAACTCTTTCTTAACTGCATTTTTGCTAACATTCTTGGAAAATGCATTGTCAAAACTATCTGTTATGCACTGGCCATTCTTTTCAGCTACGATAGTGATGTAGTAGTAGGATTCGTTAACTTCCTCATTAGCTTCAATAGTTATTTTCTCACCGTCAAAACTTGCGATCACAGCAGGGAACTCCTGAGATAGTCCCATTTCTCTAACCCATGTTATTGGAAGAATAACACGAGCTGAAACATTACCAGCCCCTGACTTATTATAACTTATTTTTAAATCTCTTTTTTCCTGAATACTAACCATATATGATCTCTCCTTTTTTAAATTATATTTATATAATATAATAACGTGTCGTACATTGCAATAGTAGAATTCTTAAAAAAATCTAGAGGCTAATTAGCCTCTAGATACCAAACTTTCCTATAGTTTATAATGTCCTTACTAAATTTGATTTTGTCGTACTCATTTAATTGCGGTATGCTTTTTATTATGCGGTACCAATTTTTTTCCTTATCATTCCAAAATTCAAATATTGTCTTAAATTCCATGTGGTCTACTTCTTTTACATTGTCTGGCTTTGATTTTTTCATTCCCTTATATCTAAAACTCTGAACACCTTCGGGTATTTCTGGCCCTGTATATTTTAGAGCTTCAAGCCCGCATTTTTTTATAAGATTTATGCTTTTTGCAATTTCACTTTCCAAGTCTTCTAGTGTCATCTGATCATTTCTGTAATCTCCAAACGGTAATGCACAAAATCCTATAGAATTATTATCTACGTCATACGCCCTAAACCTTAGTGACATTCTAATTTTCAT